GCACAGCCTGCAAACACTATTATCACTAACATTAAAATCTTTTGCGCCGTTGCACCTGTAACGGGAAGTGGTGACATTGGTTATGAAGTAGGTACATCCTCTTCTGGTGCGCAGATTGTAGCTACTCAGGCTGACGAAATCTTAGACGCTGGTACAACAGTTGTCTTAGGCAACGTAACTTTAACAGAACTAGTTCTTCAAACACAAGATGGTACAACTGCACCAGCTTCTGTTCAGTATGCGTCAGCAGCTCGTAATATTTTCTGTAATATCACTAATACAGTTAATGCTACAACAGCAGGTTCGTTTACGTTTATCATAGAGTATGTGCAAATTGCATAAACAATTGGGAGGGAGCTTTGGCTCCCCTCTTTTCTTATAGGAGGCCGAAATGGCAGGATCAGACGTAACCCCAGTCCTCATAAGCGATGAGGTGGCTTTAGACGCAGACGGAATATCAGTTGCCGCCTCAGTGGGCAACAACGCGGCATTGGTTATTGGCGGTGCTTTAGCAGACGGCGGAAGTGTGACTAACGCTTCTGGTAGACAAGTAACAATTTTATCAGCAGGAAATGATTCTTCGAAATCATTTAATGTAGTTGGTACGGATGTAAATGGTGCATCTCTTACAGAGAATGTTACGGGAGCTAACGCTGGAACAGCAACAAGCTCTGGTTATTTTAAGACTATTTTAAGCATTACCGCTGTTGGTAATCCTGCGGGAAACGTTTCCGCTGGTATTAACAACAATGCGCTAGGTGTAATTTTTGCAGGGCGAACACGTCTTCAAGGGTTCTCTTTTGTTTCTGGCGGAACTGCTGGTAAAGCTAACCTTAGAAACGGTGGCGGAACGGGTACTGAATTTATACAGTTTCGATCTATTGGAACAGATAGCACTTCGGATGATCCGTTTATTCCAGATGAAGGCGTACTGTTTAAAGATGGTTGTTTCGTTACGTTTATTGTAGGCACTATTGATTTAATGATGTTCTACCACGCATAATTATTAGGACTGTTTACTATGGCTAATAAGAAAAAAGTTAATCTCTCCGTTGGCCGTGGTGAAAAACTGTCTGTTAAAAAAGGAGCGGGCCTTACTGCAAAGGGCCGAGCCAAATATAATAAAGCAACGGGTAGCAAGCTCAAGGCTCCTGCACCAAACCCAAAAAGCAAGAGTGAAAAAGGACGTAAAAAGTCTTTCTGCGCTCGTTCTAAAGGTTGGACTGGAGAAAGAGGCAAGGCGGCGCGTAAGCGTTGGAAGTGTTAAATGAAATTTGAAATTAACCATCTTGTGTCTGTTGTAATCCTCGGTATTTTAAGCTGGGGTTCGATAACTTTGTTTACGATGAATGCACAAATGTCACTTGTTGTGTACAAAGTTGACCAAAATCACAGGATGATCCAGCCGATATGGCAGGATTTTTTACAAAGGCAGGCAAGTTATGGCAATATCCAGGGCTCAGATGAGCGAACAGATTTCCAAGCCTCCCTCGGAGAAAAATAATATGGGTAAACCTAAAGGATTATGGGCTAACATCAATGCTAAGAAAAAGCGTATTGCTGGTGGAAGCGGAGAAAAGATGCGAAGTGCTGGTGACCCAGGGGCTCCTACTGCCAAAGCAATAAAAGAATCGCAAGGCATGAAGAATGGTGGTATGGTACAGAAACGATACATGAACGGTGGCATCGTTATGTCAGGCCGCGGTGTTCGTGACACAAGGATGGGATAAAAGATGGCGACTTCTGGAACCAGAACATTTAACCTCGACATAGCTGAAGTTATCGAGGAAGCCTATGAGCGGTGTGGCTTAGAGGCTCGTACTGGTTACGAGATAAAGACTGCACGTCGTTCTTTAAATCTTATGTTTGCAGAATGGACCAATCGTGGTTTAAATTTATGGACGATTAAACAAAAAATATTAAATATGGCACAGTCTGTATCTTCTTATCCTGTTGGAACATTAACAATAACGGTATCGTCTAGTGCATCGTTTGATATAACTGAGACTATTACTGGTGCAACAAGTGGTGCGACAGCAATCGTCACAAGTATTCCTTCTAGCACAAGTATTGCTATAACATATCCTGTTGGAACATTTGTTGTATCAGAAAGTGTTAGTGGAAGTGTTAGTGGTGCTACGACTTCTGTAACTGCAGCCGTTGATTTTTCGGAAACAAAAAGCTCTGCTGATATTTTAGAAGTGGTACTTAGAAGAGGTAATACCGATTTTCAATTAGATAGAATTAGTCGTGGTGAATATTTAAACCTACCAAATAAAACAACCCAAGGTCGTCCTAGTCAGTTTTACTTTGATAGGCAGATAAGCCCTTCAATTAACTTGTGGAATGTACCAGAGAACTCTACAGACCAATTAGTTTACTATTATGTAGACAGGATTGAAGATGCAGGTTCTTTTGCTAATACTACAGATCTTCCTTTTAGGTTTTTCCCTTGTATGGTTGCAGGACTATCCTATTACATTGCAATGAAACGAGCGCCGGAGAGGTTGCAGTATTTAAAAGCAATATATGACGAAGAATTTAATCGCGCCTTCGATGAAGACGATGATCGAGTATCACTAAAACTTCAACCCGCAGCATCATACTTGAGGTCATAATGGCATTTGCTAGTGGAAAAGACGCATGGGGAATTTCAGACAGGTCAGGCTTTAGATACCGTTTGAGAGACATGATGAGAGAATGGAACGGTTCTTTGGTTGGACCTGACGAGTACGAACCTAAGCACCCCCAACTGTTTCCTCCTCGGATAGGACCAGACCCTCAAGCGTTGAGGAACCCACGTCCAGAACCTAATCTTTCTGAAGAAAGAAACATTCAGTATGGCTGGAACCCTGTAGGTGGCGCAACCGATAATGGAATTAACCCCCCCAACAACCTAGTTTCTACTGGGTCAGTGGGCGTAGTAACGGTGACAACATGAGCTTTACATACACGCAGTTAAAGACTGCCATAGAAGATTACACTGAAAACAACGAAACATCTTTTGTAAATAACTTGCCTCTTTTTATTCGTCTAACTGAAGAGCGAATACTAAAGAACGTACAGTTAAACGTATTTAGAAAAAATGTAGCTGGCGCTATGACTTCTGGTAATAAGTTTTTATCTTTACCCAGTGATTTCTTAGCTCCTTTTGCTTTAAAGTATACGGATTCTAGTAGTGAAACTGTGTTTGTAGACTATAAAGATTCAGAATTTATTCAATCGTACAATCCTAATGCAACCACAACAGGGTCTCCCAGGTATTATGGTTCGTATGATGTAGATAATTTTATTATAGCACCTACGCCTGATAGTAGTTACAACGCAGAACTTCATTATTTCTATAGACCATTAAGTCTTACTCAAAGCAGTTACACGTTAACACTTACAAATGTAACAGGTACGTTTACAGCTAATGACACTATTACGGGGAGTACGAGTGGTGAAAGTAGCGGCGTAGATTCGGTACCTTCTACAACCTCATTAATTGTAATAATTCCTAGCAGTAATTACACTGTAGGTGAAACAATTACAGCTAGTCCTAGTGGCGCAACAGCAATAGTTTCAGCCGTAGGATCTGATACAACAGTAACGTGGTTAAGTGACAACGCAGAGATGGCAATGTTGTATGGGTCTCTAACCGAGGCTTATCTCTACATGAAGGGTGATCCTGCAATCATGCAGATGTACACACAAAGATTTGGGGAATCTATAGGACGATTAAAGAACTTGGGAGAAGCTCAAGAAGTAACAGATGAGTACCGCACAGGTCAGCTTGTCCGCGCTAAAACATAAGGAGTTTAAAATATGAATGAAATGTCTTTCCCAGTTACAATGTCAAATGACTTTAAGGTAGAGGTTGCAACAACAAACAACCGAGGGTTTACTCCGGAAGAAGTTGCTCAACGCTGTGTAAATAAAATAATTGGAATATCTGAAAGCGCACCACCTGCTATTAGAGACCAAGCTAGAGAGTACCGAGATGCTGTAGAAAAAACTGTTGTTATATATATGCGACAGGCTATTCAAAGCGACAGAACTACGGTATATAATGCAATAAAAGATGCTGGCCAAGAAAAGTTGGCTGAATATATAAGGGATATGTAAATGGCTTTTAATGGTAACTTCTTATGCACTTCGTTCAAAGTAGAACTTATGAAGGGTGTTCATAATTTCACAGCAGCAAGCGACGTTTTTAAAGTGGCTTTGTATAATAACAGTGCAACGTTTACTGCGGCAACAACTGCGTATACATCTACTAACGAGATCAGTGGAACAAACTACACGGCTAAAGGAAACTTTTTAACAAGTGTTACTCCGGTCGCAAGTGGAACAACAGCACTTACAGACTTTGCGGATGAGGTGTTTTCTAACGTAACTATCTCAGCAGTTCGAGGTGCTTTAATTTATAACGAGGCTGTTTCGGGAGACCCAACAGTTTGCGTCTTAGACTTTGGTGCTGACAAAGCGGCAAGTTCTGGGGACTTTACTATTATCTTCCCAACCGCGGATGCTTCTAACGCAATCATTCGGATAGCCTAATGGCAGATCCGGTTGCAGCCTTTCAAGGGTGGAATAGCTCCCTACAAGGATGGAACACTGGCACTTGGAACACCAATGTTGCCTACACTGTAACTGCGACTGGCGCGGTTGGTGCATCTACAGTTTCTGGGGAAGCAAATGTTTCTGTTACTGGAGTTAGCGGAACTAGCGCAGTTGGCGCGGTTACGATTACAGGGGTTGCCAATGTTTCCGTTACTGGAGTTGTTGGTACAACCGTATTAGGCAGTTTCTTTACTACCAACACAATGGTGACCATGTCATCTTCTGTTGGCTCGACAACTATCTCTGGAAACGCTAATGTCACAGTAACTGGTCTGTCGGCTACTGGTGAGGTAGGGATTATAGAACAACCTTGGGGATTAATTATACCAGGGCAGACATCAAATTTCACGGGGATTACCCCTACGCAATCAACGTTATGGACGGAAGTTGCAGCATAGGATATAAAAATGGCAAGTGTATATACAAATGATTTACGGTTAGAAGAAATTGGGTCTGGAGAACAGTCCGGTTCTTGGGGCGATACAACCAACACTAACTTGGAACTGATTGCAGAAGCTTTTGCTTTTGGAACTGAAGCAATTACAACTAACGCAAACACACATACAACTACGATTGCAGATGGGGCCTCAGATCCTGGTCGTGCGTTGTTCCTAAAGTACACCGGAACTTTGGATTCGGCTTGTACTATCACGTTAGGGCCAAACACGGTCAGTAAGATGTGGTTTATTCAAAACGCTACTTCTGGCTCTCAAAACATTATTATTTCTCAAGGGTCTGGAGCAAATGTTACTATTGCCGCGGGACAAACCAAGTCAGTTTATTCTGACGGCGCAGGATCTGGCGCTGCTATTGTTGACGCCTTTGCTACGCTTAACGTGGTGGACTTGCTGGTTGATGACGATTTGACGGTTGCTGGAGATGTGGCCGTAACTGGCGACTATTCTTCTACAACATCTGGTACATCTAACTTACGCCTTGGTGTCAACGCAGGTAACTCAATAGCATCTGGTGGTAACTTCAACGTGGCTGTGGGTGACGAAGCAGGTACTGCAATTACGACTGGTGATAGAAACACAGTAGTTGGATACCAAGCAGGTGATGCAATTACTACTGGAAGTAAGAATACAGCTTTGGGTAGACACGCCTTAACTGCTTTAATAGATGCCGATGATAATACCGCAATTGGTGACGGGGCTTTAGCAGCAGATACTAAAGGTACTAAATCAACAGCAATTGGTAGAGATACATTAGCCACACAAAACTTTACGTCCTCTACCGATACTTATAACACAGCAGTCGGCTTTGGTGCAGGTCTTGGAGTAACCACAGGCGTACAAAATACCTTCATCGGCGGTCTAGCAGGTGATGCTAATACCACCGCATCTACTAATACAGCCGTTGGGTATGCTTCTTTAAGCGCTAACACTACAGGACCTGCAAACACCGCCGTCGGAAAAGATTCTTTATTGTCAAATACAACAGGCAGGGACAACACAGCAGTTGGTTTTGGTTCATTATTGACTAACACTACTGGAGTAGAGAATAATGCAAGCGGTATGTACTCCTTACGGTTTAATACTACAGGCGACAATAACACTGCTTTGGGCTATCAGGCACTACACCGAAATACTACCGCAGATAACAACACTGCTGTTGGTAGAAACGCATTGGAACAAAATACTACAGGTGCAGGAAACTCGGCAGTCGGAAAAACTGCTCTTTCGGCTAACACCACTGGTGCAAACAACACTGCTGTTGGCCTTCAAGCTCTTAATGGAAATACTACAGCGTCTGACAACACCGCAGTTGGTATGAACGCTCTAGTATCAAACACCACAGGAGCTAGCAACACCGCAGTTGGTATGAAGGCTCTGATGGAAACCACCACCGCAAGTAACAACACAGCAGTTGGTTTTAAAGCGGGTATAGAGTTGACTACAGGTACTAACAATGTAGCCGTTGGTTCTGAGGCACTATCTACAGAAGATGCCCACGGCAGAAATACGGCTGTAGGTTATCAAGCACTTAAAGCTCTTAACGCAGGTGCAGATTCAGAAACTGTAGCTATAGGGTATTTAGCAGGACTATCACTCACCACAGGCACAGAAAATGTTCTTATCGGAGGTAGAGCAGGTGATGCTCTGACAGACGCTGATTTTAACACGATAGTGGGAAGAGGGGCATTAACCACTGACACAAAAGGTAACAAGTCAACTGCTATTGGTACTCAAGCATTAGCAAGTCAAAACTTTACATCCTCTACTGATACTCACAATACAGCCGTTGGTTTTGAAGCAGGTAACGCAGTCACCACAGGCATACAAAACACCCTCATAGGTTCACAGGCTGGCGATGCTCTTACTGATGCTGATGGTAACACAGCAGTTGGCTGGTTGTCATTAAGCACTGATACTTTAGGTAGTGCGTCAACTGCTATTGGTAGGGCGGCTTTAGCTAATCAAAGAACTTCTTCAGCGGCAAATAAATTTAACACAGCAGTAGGATATAACGCAGGGCTAGAAGTCACCACAGGCACATTCAACACCCTTATAGGAGGTCTTTCAGGTGATGCCTTAACTGATGGGCAAGAAAATGTTGCAGTAGGATACCAAGCATTAACAGCAGACACTCAGGGAGAAAACTCTGTAGCGATTGGTAATAATGCTTTGTTTAGCCAAAACGGTGTAAATGGTAACGTGTTTAACGTGGCAGTTGGAAAAAATGCAGGGTTTGCAGTAACCACAGGCATACAGAACACCTTCATCGGTGGTCTAACAGGTGATGCTACGACAACAGGCAGGGACAACACATTAGTCGGTTTTAGAGCAGGGACAGCAAATACAACTGGCTCTGAAAACACCGCAATAGGCTCAGATTCCTTCTTTGCTAATACCACAGGTGCTAACAATATAGTTATAGGTGTAGGGGCGTTAAACTCTAATACCACAGGTGATAGCAACTCGGCTGTAGGTCATTCCGCTCTTTTATCAAACACTACCGGTGCGCAAAACGTAGCTTTGGGTGCGAATGCTGGTGCAGGAATTACTACAGGTCCGGGAAATATTGTCATTGGCTTTGAAGCTGGTCACGACATTACTACTGGAGGTTACAACACTCTTATGGGTTGGAAGGCTGGTGACAAGATAAATACAGCTTCACAAAACACAGCTATAGGTGACGGATCATTGTCTGCGGATACTAAAGGAACTAAGTCTATTGCAGTTGGTTCAAACACCTTAAATACACAAAACTTTACTTCTGCTACCGATGTTTTCAACACAGCAGTAGGTTACAATGCAGGACTTGCAGTAACCACAGGCAAAAAAAACACCATTATAGGTGGTGGAGCAGGTGACGCAATAACCACAGGAGAGTTTAATACTTTTATTGGATATGATGTAGGTAGTGCTAATGTAGGCGGTGATAACAATACAATTGTTGGTGCTGGATCGAACGTAGCGGCAACTGGTACAGATGCGGCTGTTGGACTTGGGCCTAATATTAGTTGTGTAGCGGCATTTACAACTCTTGGTAGTGGATCATCCGACATAAGAGCCGCACACGGCAATGTAACGTGGAATACAGTATCAGACCAAAGGTACAAAAAAGACATTGTAAACTCTACAGCAGGTCTTAGTTTTATTAATGATCTAACACCACGGACTTTTAAGTATAAAAATCTTGGAGAGTTGCCTGAGACATTCAATGCTTACAAAGCAGACTCAACAGATGTATTTAAAAACTCTGTAACAAATCATGGCTTCATTGCACAAGAAGTTAAGACAGCCATTGATGCACATCCTGAACTTAAAGATGGGTTCGCACTGTGGGGAGAAAGACCTGATGGCGGTCAAGAGATTGGTGAAGCCGCACTCATACCAATGCTAGTCAAAGCAGTACAAGAATTATCAACATCATTAGATGCGGCACTCGCTCGCATAACAACACTAGAAGGATAAAGAACATGACAGACAGAACAGATGCACAATTAGCACAAGACTTTACAGCAATGGGTCACTCTATTGCACTCATCACAGACGTTATTGCAGGCAATGCAATGGCAGGTGAGTTAGCGGCAGATCGCCAAGGTTGTGTTGATCGTAACACACAGCATCTTGAGCTAATGAAAGCTAAATCAGACTGGGGTAGTGAGTCTATGACTGCTACTACAAGTGCAATCACAGCAGGGAACGGATACACCGCTTCCTAAATTAACTTAACTGTCGAGGAGTAATTCAATGCCTCTAACCAAACTTCAATTCAAGCCCGGTATTAACCGAGAAACCACGTCCTACAGTAATGAGGGCGGGTGGTTTGATATGGATAAGGTTAGGTTTCGTTTTGGCTTTCCTGAGAAGATTGGTGGTTGGGTAAGAAACTCAAACAACAACTTCTTGGGAACGTGCCGAGCTTTACATCCATGGGTTGCTCTAGACGGCACACAATATGTTGGAGTAGGCACACATCTAAAGTATTATATACTAGAGGGGGGTGGGTTTTATGACATTACACCTATTCGTGCTACTACTGCTGCAGGTGCTGTAACATTTACGGCAGGTGCAGATACTCTTGATGGAGCAATTGTTTCTACAGATGTCTCTATAGTTTTAACAAGCGTTACTGATTTTCCTACGGCGGGTCTAATAAAGATTGGCACTGAAGAAATAACCTATGCTGCTATATCAAGCAAAACATTAACTGGTTGCCTTAGAGGACAAAATGGAACTACTGCTGCAAACCATGCCGATAATGTGGCTGTTACTTGCGCTACCATTATAGTTACTGACGAGGATCACAGTGCCTTAGACAACGACTTTGTGACTTTCACAGATTCTGCTTCACTTGGCGGGGTTATCACTGCCGCCGTATTAAACCAAGAATACCAAATAACGACAATTATAGATGACGATAATTATTTAATTAATGCTCGAACTGTGTCTACCATACCTTCAATAACTACTACAAACGGCCTTGAGCCTACCCCTGTTTTTGCAAATACATCAGACAGTAACGATGGTGGTACTGCGTGTGTTGGTGCCTACCAACTAAACACTGGACTAGACACAACAATAACGGGCAACGGTTGGAATGCTGGAGGCTGGAGCCGAGGAACTTGGAACTCGTCCACCGATCTTTCAGTTGATGGTCAAACGCTTCGTATATGGAGCCACGATAATTTTGGTGAGGACTTATTAATAAACCCAAGGGATGAGGGCGTTTATTACTGGGATAAAACCAACGGTACTGGAGTGCGCGCAGTTACATTAGCTTCTTTGCCCAACCCAGCGGCTACTCCTACTTCGGCTAAAATAGTTCTGGTGTCTGATAAAGACAGGCATGTTGTGGCTTTTGGTTGCAACCCAGAAGGATCTGTAACACAGGATCCTTTACTTGTTAGGTTTAGTAGTCAAGCGGCTCCGTCTAATTGGTCGGCTCAAGCCACTAATACTGCGGGTGATTTAAGTATTGGATCAGGGTCTGAAATTATTGCGGCTATAGAAACTAAACAACAAATATTAGTTTTTACTGATGTATCACTACACGCCATGCAATTCTTAGGCCCACCGTTTACGTTTGGTATAAATGTTGTATCAGAAAATATTACAATTGCTGGTCCCCTATCCGCGATTAACGTAGAGGATACTGTGTATTGGATGGGCCGAAACGAGTTTTATGCTTATGCTGGTCAAGTTCAACGCCTACCATGCACTGTACGGGACTATGTTTTTAACGACATTAATGGTTCACAGTTTGAAAAGATAACAGCCGGATCGAACACAGCCTTTGGTGAAATTTGGTGGTTCTATCCATCATCTACAAGTCAAGAGAATGATCGGTATGTATCATACAACTATATGGAGAACGTCTGGTCATACGGATTACTAGCTCGAACAGCTTGGTTAGATCGAGGGATTACAAATCTGCCTTTAGTTGCATCTACAGATCATTATTTGTACAGTCACGAGACAGGGTTTGATGATGGAAGCACTACACCACCAACAGCCATAGCTTCTTTTATTCAAAGTAGTCAGATTGATATAGGTGATGGGGAGGAGTTCTTTTTTATGAATCGGATGATACCAGATTTAACCTTTAGAAACTCAACAGCAGATTCTCCTTCAGCAACAATTACACTCTCTGCTAGGAACTTCCCTGGTGGTTTGTATCTACAGTCACAAGCTAAGTCTGTTACACGCACATCTACCACTCCAATTGAGCAGTGGACTGAACAAGTTAACTTGCGGTTGCGTGGTAGAGCTTTTGCATTAAAATTAGAGTCTACAGGCGTGGGTGTCGGTTGGCGATTAGGTACGCCTAGGGTTGATATCCGAAGCGATGGGCGTAGATAATGTCTCGTAATCTGATTAAACCATTTTTTGCGAGACCCCCTGACGAATACGACCAGAAGTACATGTCAGACGTAGTACAATCTTTTGCTCTTTATTTAGAGCAGATGCAGAACCCAGGGGAAGGTCGTAACACACGTCTTACCCTTACAGACCTACCTATAAGTGACCAAGGATTAGAGGTCGGAGCATTGTTTGCGTATCGAGACGCAGCGGGAATGACTGGTGTTGTAAAGATAACAACAGCAGATCAGGTTAATTTACCAAGCATCACAAGTACGGGTGGTGTAGGAGCAGTTACGGTAGTCATATCATGACTAGAACTTTTAAAGCACTTCTGCTATTATAAGAAGTAATTAACAACAGGTGACGAACTATGGGATTAATGAGTAGCTTAGGTGGCCTAGTTGGATTTGCCATGGGCGGACCAGCAGGAGCCGCAGCAGGAGCCGCAGTTGGAACTGGTATTGAGGGTGGAGACTTAAAAGATGCTTTTAAGTCCGCGGCTATGGGATTTGTAGGCGGCGGTGCTGGTAATGCTATGAGTGGTTTTATGCAAGGTGGTGGTGGCGGCGGAAATCCTCTTGCTCAATTATTATCGGGCGGTGGAAACCAAGGTGGAGACCAAGGTATTGGTGCCATCATGAAAGCTTTAGGTGCTAGTGGACAAGGTAGTGGCGGAACAGGTGGGGGTTTACCAATGGGTGGCGGCGGTGGCGGCGGCGGTATTGGTAGTCTATTAAATAACCCAACAATGATGGCGTCTTTACTGAGAGCCACCGAACCACGCAGTATTAAGATGACTTCTGACCTACAGGATGCTCAGTTAGCTACTGGAGAACGTAACCCTAGTTTCCGTGGTGTGCAAGCAATGGACATTCGTAAAAGAAACCCTGCTAGATTTACTCAGCGGCCAACATACGCACAAGGCGGATTGATCGAGGGCCCCGGGACTGGGACAAGTGATTCAATACCAGGCTCTATTATGCAAAACGGACAGCCCGTAGAACAGATCCGTGTTGCAAACAATGAGTTTATACTAAGAGAAAAAGACGTAGAGCAGATCGGTAATGGCGATCGGGATCTCGGGGCCGCAAAGTTATACGCTATGCAGCGCCGATTTGATAAAGGAGGACGTGCATAATGTCAGATGGATCAAACACAGGTAATGACCAAACAATTCTTAATCAGTCCCAGACACTTCTTCCGGGCTATCAAGAAGAATATCTAAAGAATCTTTTAGCAAACGTCTATCAAGTTGAGTACGATCAAGATGGCAACGCTCTTCTGGACTCTAATGGTCAGCCGATCGTTAGTGGTTTAGCTTCGGACTCTCCTTTGACCGGTACTCCGGTACTAGATGACGCTGGAAACCCTGTATTCGAAAAAAATCCGGATGGTACAGACAGGTTAGACTTCCGTGGAAACCCTATCCCGCAAGTAGATGGTGGTGTTATACGACCAGATATTGCAGGCTTTACAGGAAACCAAGCAGAAGCAATTCGGTTAGCTGAAACAGGGGTTGGTTCTTTTCAACCATATATGGACGATGCAAATACTACGTTGCAATCTGCTGCAGGAAGAGCTGGTTTAGCACAGCAAGCATTTAATAGAGGCACAGACGCTGTTGATCCAACTACTGGATCATATGATGCAGGTGCGTACTCTCAATATTATGATCCGTTTACACAAAATGTTATTGGTCAAACATCTGGTGATGTAGCTAATGCTAGCACAGCTCTAGGTACTGCGGCTCAGGATAGTGTAAATGCAGGGCAGTTTGGACTGGGGTCCGCGGTCCAAGGTCAACAGATGCTTGGCGATACTACAGACAGGTTTGCCGGTGAGGGTGTTGGTTCGTTTATGAATCAGTACGAAGATCAAGCGGTACAACAAGCACTCGCGGACATTTCTCGCAGTGGTCAGATGCAACAAGCACAACTTGGTGCCAATGCTGTAGGCGCTGGCGCGTTTGGCGGGGCTCGTCAGGGAATCCAAGAAAGTGAATTAGCTAGAAATATACTAGAACAACAAGGTCGAACTGCGGCAGGAATGCGGCAGGCTGGTTATGAAAGTGCTGCGCAACGCGCACAAGCTGCTTTTGAAGCTGAACAATCACGGGGGCAGAGTGCGGCACAGCTCACTGGTCAGTTAGGTCAGGCGGGTGCGTCTAGTGCTATGTCCGGTAATCAAATGGGTATGGCCGGCGCTCAAGGTCAAGCAGACCTTTCTATGAACCTTGCTGGTTTGCGTAATCAAGGATTTGGTTCCTCACAAGAACTTAGCCAGAACGCTTTTCAAAATCAAATGGCTCGAGGTCAAAATGCAGGTCAGATATTCTCGTCTCTTGGTAGTGGGATCGGGGCTCTTGGTACTTCGGAAGCTGGTGTTGGTACACGTCAAGCGGCAATGGGCGAAGCAATGCAAGGCGCAGAACAACGTGATGTTAATTCCTTGTTTAACATTGGTTCTTTGGAGCAAGGTCAACAACAGGCTGAATACGACGTACAACGTGCAGGTCAAATAGAAGAAGCATATGAGCCGTTCCAACGAATGTCTTATATGTCAGATATCTTCCGAGGTGTTCCATCTAATCAAGGGTCTCTTACTACTAGCAGCGCCCCCGCTCCAAGTCCTGTCTCCGGTATTATGGGCAACGCAATAGGAATGCAAAATTATAACAACGCAAATGGCGGGCAAGGTATCTTGTCAGGTCTAGGTTAAGGGTTAACACATGGAAAATAGAGTAGCTAACCGAAGTTTGTTTAAGAATAAGAGCGGAGCTAGAGATAAGCTTCGCAGTCTTGGTGGTATTATGGCGTCGAGCCAACCTTTGTTGGACGAAGCTTACAAATCTATTGACGCCCCTGTTAATCAAATGACAGGAATGTCATCTCCTACTATGGGTTCACCTATGCCACCTATGCAAATGCGTCCTCCCATGCCCATGCAAACACCTCCTCCCATGCCCATGCAAACACCTCCTCCCATGCCCCAGCAAACAGCTCCTCCCATGCCAGTAGCTCCGGCGCCAGTAGCTCCGGCGCCAGTAGCTCCGGCTCCGGCTCAAGCTCAAGCTCCATCACTTAATCCTTTTGCACAGGCCGGCGGACTTGGGTATGCACAGGGCGGTGTTGTTACAGATAGTAGAGGCGATGCTGTTAGAGATAGTTTTGGTAACCCTGTTCGCACAGCGCGTCTTGACATGGATCAAAAAGCGGGTGAGCTAAAACTTTCAGACATGACATCTAAACAAGCGGCAAGTCTTGGTGAAGATACAATAAGTGGAAAGCTCCCGTTTACCTCTCCATTTACACAAGATAACGTAGGCGACAAAGCGCCTGAGTTAACTGCGGGATTACAAGAGATTGGTGCAATGATGCGTGACCCTGACATGCCATCAGAAGACAAAGCTCGAATGCTTGCGGCATACACTGGCGGAAATCCTAAAGCCAAAGACATGAATAAAGAAATGAGAAAGGTAGCCAAACAAACATTTGGTAAAGAACTTAACTCAAACCAAAAGATAGACGCGTTAAACAAATCAATTACTGGTTTTGCTATTGCCTCGGGCACAAGTCCACGGGCCTCTGTTAACTTTGCAAAAGGCATGCAAGTTGGTATGCTACAGATGAAAGCGACTGAGGAAAAAAGAATAGCCGCTACATCGGGTGCCGCTGGTGGTGAGAAGTCTCGTCAAGAGTTCCGTTACAATGCTGTATTTTCTGATGCGTTTAAAGCTGCCTTGGGGGAAAACCCTAATGATCAGCAAGCTGCTTTGCGAGTAGCCACTGAGCTAGCAAGAGGCGCGGCGCCATTAGCACCATCCGCTCAAGGCGGTGGTGGGTCTGTAACAGAAGGTTCAAATTTAAACGCCGAACAACAAACGTTGATTGCTCAAGCTAACGAAGCCATTGCTGCTGGAAAAGATCCCGCGGCTGTTCGACAGTCCCTTGAAAAAATGGGTATACCATCAGGAGTAGTTTAATGGCTGACAATCCTTTTATGGATCTACCCGACGCGCCGAAACAACAAACATCAAGCAATCCTTTTATGGATTTAGATGATGCGGAAGGAGAAACGGGGCGAAATCGTGAGCAGTTTCTTGAAGGCACAGCTATTCGTGAACTCGGTGAGGGTATTGTATCTGGTGGTTTAGGTGCTGTTGAAGGTGTTGCAGGTCTTGTTGCTATGCTTCCAGACGCAATTGCTGGAACGGATTACGGAGACAAAGTAACAAATGCGGCGGAAGCTACTCGTGATGCCTTGGGGTTAGACCCAGAAGGCTTTGTTGGAAAAGGCGCAGAAATTATTACGCAGTTTGTTGTCCCTGGTGGCATTGCGGCGAAGGCGGCGAAGGGTGCCGTTATGGCGGGTCGTGCGGCTAAAGGATTATCTAAAACACCTTTGACTAAAGCAGAACGATTTACTTTAGCCTCCAAAGAGCTTGCGGCTTCTGGCATTGCCGACGCTGCAGTATCAACAGATGATATGACTACGATCGGTGATTGGGTGGATGCAGGTCCTACTCAAACAACTGATTTAATTGGTTTGAGCAACAGAGAGAAAGCATTAGCTCGTTTTGGCAACAGGTTAAAGATTGGTGCAGAAGCTGGAGTAATTGGATCAGTAGCACAGGTGGGCCTTGGTCTTGCTGGTAAAACAATTGGTGATGCAAAGATAACTAAGATCACAGCCAAGGCTACCCGCGACAAGATAGATCAAGCAACAAGAAGTATTGATAACTTAATAGAGCGCAGGATGTTAGCCAAACCAAATAGCGCGGAAGAACTTTCTACAAATCAAGCACGATTAGCTGACGCGATAACATTTTCTCGTTACCGTGGTAGTCTTCCTAGTCAGGTAGCTGAAAAGCGCCTGTTGATGGATGGTGTAATACAAAAGCAAGTTAAACAAGCCGACCGGATACTTAAAGATTTAGATTTAGAGATAGATAGCGTATTAAAAAAGATGCCCGAGGGTGAAGGTAACCTAGATAAAGTTGGCTTCATGAATAAAATTGAAAGCTATTTAACTGAATCTAATCCAAAAGTGCAAGATCGTGTCTTGAGTGAGATGCCAAAAGGTATTCGTCAAAATGCGTTGCGTATGCGTACTCACATTAAAACTCTTAGTAAAGATGTGTTAGATAGTAATTATTTAAAAGAAAAAAAGTACACGGTAGATGGTTTAAATGTCAAGGATGTTGTTGATAAGAACATCAACAGCTACCTTCGCCGTCGATATCAAATCTTTGAGGACGCCAAGTACGTTCCAACAGACGAATCAATAAAGAATGCAGACTCATTCTTTAGGAGAAACAAAAGTTCTGTAGAAAAAGAACTTACTGAAGCTGCTCGTAAAGATGTAAGTGGCGTATTTTCTGTTGATTTTCTAGCTAAGAATGGTTTGTCCAAGGTTGTTGACGACACAGGAAAATTTAAAATACAGGTTGGAAACAAAGTTACTGCTGATTCCGGACGTTTAGCTCGGGAAAACTTTCTTGAGCGTTATTCAATTCAATCTAGCGTAAAGTCTGGGGCCGGACGTGTAGCATCTGATAGATTAGACACCGGTATGTTTCTCACACGAAAGAAGATTGCACCTGAGTTGCAGGACTTGCTTGGTATAGTTAAAGATCCTCGTCAAGCGTACCTCAGTACTGTTGCAGATCTTGCACAGTTTAGTGCGGTAGATGATTACTTTGGAACAGTTGCTAAACTTGCAAACCAAAACTCTGGTATAGGTAAGTTCTTTAAAAGCAGCAAGGATTTAACCCTTGATCAACAACAAGGTTTGTTAGCCAAAGGGTTTGTTAAACTTGGTGGTAAAGATGGTAAGCCTAGCGGACTAGGTAAAGTAGACCCGCAAGGTCAAATACTTCAAACAGACTCTGTAAACAAATTTATAAATAATCAAGACTCTGGCTGGGGAGAGTTAGATGGTTACTTTGTTCCAAAAGGAATATACAACGACCTAACTAATCATGTTATGGCAGACGACACGATGAAATATGGTAGAGCTATTTTAAACAGTTTGTTAAAAGCTAAAGGAGTTTCTCAGTACGCTAAAACGGTGCTATCTCCAATCACTCAGGTGCGTAATTTTACAACAGCAGCAATGTTTGCAACGGCTAATGGCAACATGCCTGTCTTTGGGCGGGGTGGAAGTTTAAAAGATTCATGGAAAGCTGTTCATGCAAACATTACGAACAAAGGTGATAAAGCTATATTTGATGACTTGAATGATGCGTATGACCGTGGAGTAATGGCAACCAATGCAGAGTTGCGAGAGATACAAGACACACTAAGCAAGGGCCTTGACCTTGGTGGTAAAGAACCAACTAACTTTGTAGAAGCCACTGTTGGAAGCACTAAGGTTGGACGCAAGGTAATAGATTCAAATCTTGGCGGTAAAATTGCTAAGGGTGCTAAGTTAATGGAGAATGTTTACCAAGGCTCAGACGATTATTGGAAGTACTTTAGTTATAACGCCGAGCAATCTCAAATTAAAAAAATGCTTGATGGTGCAACACCTCAAGAGAAGGTTGCGTACTTAACAAAGAATGGTACCGACGCGGGTTCTCAAGGTAGTGTTGGTTCTAAGATGTTAAGAAACGACAAGATACGGAGGGGCGAGATTGATGACAACATGATTGAAGACTTAATTAAAGATCGTGCCGCACAGATCGTTCGTGACACCGTTCCAAACTACAACAAAGGTGCTTCAGATCTTATTAAGTTTGGCCGTAAACTTCCTGTAGGTAACTTTATAACCTTCCCCGCTGAGATGTTTCGTACAAGTTTTAATATTGTAAAGCAGGGTCTTGATGACATGTCTTCGCCCATCAAAGCTGTGCAAGCTAGAGGCAGAAATAGATTACTTGGTTTTGGAGCTACAACAATGGTTGCTCCATCGGCGGTAACAACTGCCGCGTATGCTGTGACAGGCGTAAGTAAAGAAGAAATGGAATCATACCAAAGATCTTTCGCAGCACCTTGGGAGAAAGGCGCTATATTAGTTCCAACTGGAAGATCCGAAGACGGCAAGATTTCATACATAAATTATAGCACATCAAATCCTTATGACGTAGTATCTAGGTTTGCTACTAGAGCTTTAAATGAAGCTGATGAAGCAATTAAACAAGGCAAAGACCCAGGAGAAACATTTACTGGAGTCATAGGCAACACACTTACAGAATTTTTTCAACCATTTTTATCTGAAGCTATGCTTTCAGAAGCTGTAACAGACGTTATTTTTAGGGGTGGTAAAACATCTTCGGGTGCCGAAGTTTATAACCCTCAAGATTCGGCCGGAACTATAGGGTCAAAAGTTATAATGCATGTTGCAGACACTATGATACCAGGCATTGTACCTTTTAATGTTTCGGGCGGTAAGCTAGAGCCAAGCCGGTTCTTACGAGGTGTTATGCCTGGAGAAAGTTTGGTAAAATACAAAGATAAGATGGGTCGTGAGCGTACATTTGTTGGAGAAATGGCTCGTCAGATGACGGGCGTTACACCATTAGAGTTTGATCCTAAAAGAGGTGCAGAGTATGGCGGTTTCCGCATGCAGCGGGCACAGACAGACGCAAAAAGAAAATTTAATAAAGTTGTTGACGATGAAAATGGAGATGCTTCAACATTGTACAACGCTTTTAAAGAAGCTAATGAGGCTAAGTTGCGCGTGGACCGGGAGTATTACCAGATGGTCGAGGACCTTAGAACCATGGGGATGAAAGACTCTCAAATTCGCAAGGTGTTTAAAAAAGAAGGTATTGGTGGCATCAAAGGAATTATGCGCGGTGAGTTTGAACCGTTTAAGATGTCAGATAAAAACAGGAAAGACATGCAGAAGGCTGGCATCTATGAGTTCTATCCTCGGGAACGTATCAATGATCTACGGTTACAAATGCGTCGTATACCTTTAGCTCCAGATGATGGACCGAACCTTGCTCGAACACGAGATGCTTACGCGCCACCAACGGAAGAACCTATTGGTCCAGCTTCTAATCCGTTCATGTCACTTCCTAATAATCCGTTCATGTCTCTCCCAGATAAACAATCATCTGTTCCTAGACCGAACCTCGCGCCAATCACTCAGGCACAAGATAATCCGTTCATGTCTCTTCCATCCTTAGCGGGTGGAGATCCTAACACACAGGAGATTGCTAGGCGGTTAGGTCAAGCCTAAAAAGTACTAACTTCTACCTTAACACCACCGCCACCCAACAATTGAACAAGGTCATTGGCCTTGTCCTCTACCTCTTCTAGTATGTTGTCATCATCTAGCATGCTTGCCAACTGAATGGACAGGTTAATTACATCCATCAAGGCATCAATCTGCATAGGATGCATTTGATTTAAACCTAAACTTTTAAACTTTTCTATCTTCATTCAATCTCTCCCCAATTATCTTTGAGTTCTTGATCTATCTTTGAAGGGACTTTCAGAGGCACACCTGTTTCCATGATCTCTTTGATCTGGGCGGCTTGCTCGTCACTTTCTATACTGAAGCATAACTCATCATGCACCGTCAGCATAGGGGTAATCCCCGCATTGTAGCAGTCTAACATTGCCTGCTTTGTTTGATCAGCAGAAGACCCTTGAATCAGCCTGTTCAAAGCCTTGTATGTAAAGGCTCGGCGCAGTTGTCCCATGCCGCCATATGTTTTTTCTGCCTCCACTATATTCAAAGGTTTATTGTACCCAAATGTTGATGGCTCCCACATATCGAAGCGACATAGGCGACCAAGAAGTGTGCGTATCTGCCCGTTCTTACCCGCCTGTTTACTTGCTATGTCTGCCAATTGCTTAACAAACGGGACCTTCTCTCGGTGTTCGCGGATGATTGTCTTAGCTTCGCCTGATGTAATTGCCATTTCATTCGCCAGTTTATCTACGCCCATGCCATACATGATACCTAGGTTAACTGTCTTGGCTTGCTTGCGGGTAATGCCTGCGATGTCTGCAACTATCTGGTGTAGGTCCACGTCTCCAGTGTTAAACTCTTCAACAATGGTTTGGAGTACAGGGTCTTGCATGTGTATAGGCATGGATGCTGCAAAGTGAACCAACATCCTTGGCTCTTGGCTTGAGTAATCAAATGATCCCCACTTAGTTCCCTCTTCCGGTATAAACAAACCTCGGATTAATTTCTTAATCTCTGGTTGCCTGGCAGGGATTTGCTGTAAATTAGGGTTGCTAGAAGAAAATCTACCAGTGACTGTTCCCCCCTCGTCTCGACGAGTAGAGTGTAGCTCCGTGTGTATGCGTCCATTGTGTTCATGCTTCAAGATGCTGTCAATAAAAGTACTGTCAGCCTTGTCAAACTCACGAAGCTTTACTAAAGACTGGCATGCCTCATGGGGATGGCTGTTTAGAAAAGCCTTTGTGAACGACGCTGATCCAGACTCGGTCCTTGGATAATCCAACCCTAGCTTTTCAAACATCTTAGTTATTGATGCACCCGCCCATATGTCCACGTCTACACCTGCACTCTTGCGTATTTCCTGCCGCAACTCTGAGGTTCTTTTATGAATAAGCTTCTTGTTTCGATCAGCCTTTTCCAAGTCTACCCTCACACCCTTGGATCTCATGTCCAACAAGCACGGTATTAACCCAGTCTCTAGCTCCCACACAGACCATAAGTCCTGCTTCTGTAGCTCTATCCTTAATGCGTCCCAAAGTTTTAACGTAGCTACCGCATCCTGTTCTGCGTAAGCTCCAACATACTTCGGTGGTAGCTTGTACATCTCAGACTTTGCATTGATCCCCCACTCCTTTGCCGCGGCTTGTAGGAGCTTCTCATCCTTTCTCAAAGACACGTAGTCCCGAGCCATAGCATCGAGGCCAAAGGACCATCGGTTTTCATCAATCAAAGCACCCGTAATCATGGTATCTATGATGCGCCCCTGCACTTCTACCCCTTCCGCCCTCATCCAACCCGCATCGTATGTTGCATTGTGCATAATCTTATCTACGTTTGGTGTAGACATCTGCGCTTTTAGCCATCTCATCGTCATGGCGGGGTCCATGTTGTGACCATTCTGGTGACGAATAGGAAAGTAACCTTTGTAATCTCCTGCTGCTACAGCAACACCAATGATGTGACCGTTATTTGTAGCCCAACCTGGCCCATGTGTTGTAAGATTTGGGTCCTTAGTCTCAAGGTCAATCGCTATTCGTTTATAGCCAGTAAGATCAGGGAACTCTGATGGTATATTCCAATCCTTATCAACCAGCTCCATCTCTGAGCGTATCATAAAGTCTTTATCTTTGTTGCCAGTAAATAGAGCGCCCTGACTCATAGTAATCCTCCAGTTTTAAGCTTCGAAAGTAGTGTGTCCATTTTAAATGGATCACTAGCTTGGTTTGAAAACTCCCCACCCAACCCAACGTAACCCGCCTTGTCTACCCATGAGTCCTCATGGTCTATTGTATTCAATAGCCGGCTTGTCTTTAACCAGTCCATCATTAGAACTATATGTTGTTCGGTCAGTTCACCATGGCTTTTGATTGCCGCTGCAACAATAATGTTCCAACCTTGAGCAATGCGTGTATGGTTATCGAATGCATCACCGTAGTCATTGGCCCGTTGACCACTGATTAGTTCTTTAGCTTTGTCTAGTATCTCATCACGTTTCATAATTCGTACCTATACCTTTTGTCTGTGTCTAAAATGTGTAGTGTTTTCTTTGCTCTCGTCACCCCTACATAGAAGGCTCTATGCTCATCATCGGGGTACTTAGACTCTGTGCATGCCCTAGTTGAGGCTAGGAAGACTAAACAATTATCATCCTCTCCACCCTTCATCGCATGAAATGTTGACAGCTTAATCCTTGGCGGCTCGGTGATCGATTCACCTCTACGTTCGATTGCTTGTACATACATCTTGTCATCGTCACCTAGGCGCACAACATCCATTGCATCCCGTGTTCTTTCGCACTCCAAACCATAATCTTTGTATAGTATGTCGATACCTAAACTCCCTGTAGGATCAGCTGCATCTAATAGATTGCCCGCACCACGTCGAACAACTCGATGGTCGCCCTGCTTGGGTACAACTTGGTACATCTTTTTAATTCGATCAACAGAAACCGTGGCCCCCAACTGTAATTCTCTCCATGTTTCGATAGCCTGACCAACCTCTGTCTTAATAGAAGGATGACCCTTCATAGAGTATAGGTATCCGGCCTCACGCAGAGTGTCAGCAAACTCACGCACAAAACTATTAGTGCGGCTCATGATAGTCCAAGATCCTTCGTGTATAGGTACGCTGTCCAAGGTCAGGTGATAGTCAACTATACCTTCTTCTTGGGTAGGGTAAAACTCCTTCTCAAACCTTGTGTCGATACGACGAACGATCTGCTGGGATAATTCAAACACACGCTTGGGTAAGCGATACGATTGAGATAGGATCTGCACATTGTCAGTGACATTCATAAACCTTTTCACATCAACTCCCGTCCATCGGTGGATAGCTTGATCATCGTCTCCTGCATACACAACGCTGTCAGCGTTCGATGTCATGTGGTCAACCATCTCCCATTGAAGTGGTGTAAGATCTTGTGCTTCATCGATGAACAATAACTTCAAGCGTGGTGGATCTATACCCAAGGATAGGGCGATCATGTCAGGGAAGTCTACCTTTTCGTTATCAGATTTGTACTTGGCCACAGTCTCATAGATCTGCTCCATCTTACCGAAGTACATATTGTAGTCTTCAGTTTCATTGAACTCTTCGGACAAAGAACACATGCGATACCTTGATCTGTCTATCATCTGTAGGTACTTCGTTCCATCACCACCTATAGCTGGGATCAAAACACCATCGTCTGGGGAAACAGCATCCGCTCCCTTAAAGGAAAGTCCCAGAGATTGTCCTAATGTTCTCCAGTCTTCCATGGACAGCATGTCTGTGCGAGAAAGACCAAGCGATCTAAAGGCCGCTGAGTGCAGTGTGCGAAACCATGGTAGTTGCTTAGGCTCGAGATTGAACCTAGCACAGGCACGGCTCTGTGCTTCTTGCACAGCCTTCTTAGTGAAGGACATGAACCCTATCTCTTCTGGTCGTGTACCTTGTGCAAGTGCATCCTCAACCCTTTGCATTAGGGTGTGAGTTTTACCACAACCAGGTGGGCCCAAGAGTAATAGATCATTCTTCAAGGTGCTTGCCCCGTGGTCGTTCGTTTAACCAGTCTCTAACCTCTTGCTCAACCCAACGGCTGGCCGTGTTCTTAGCGCCATCTGTCTCACCTAGTATAATAGGCTTGGGAAAGTCACTGTTGCTAACCCACTTGTATATGGTGGACCGCGATACACTTAACCAATCGCTGAGTTCAGAAATCTTCATAAGCTTTTCATCAGAAGGGAATGTCATTGTCTATCTCCACATTTTGTAATGCTGTTTCATTTTCAAAGGCAGGAACCCACCACACTCGAATGGTAGAAGTTTTACCGTTGTCTTTTCTTATTGCTTGATGTCCATAGCAGTCTGATCCGTCGTTCATTTTCTTTATTTGTTCTTGAATCTCTGCCCTGTTGTAGTCGTTGAAGCTTCTGTTCTTTAGAAACTGTGCCAGTCCACTCATTGTAAACTTTGTAAGACCGTCCTCGGTCCAAGGTTTACCCATAGATAATTCTTCTGGGGCCATGGCTCTGATCCGGCTAGTACAATAGTTGGTAAGCAGTTCTTTAAACTGTCCGCTGATAGTTAGCTCTTCGGGAACTTCCATCTTCACAGACTTCTCCATTAAACCATTAACCATCTGTTGCCAGTCGTTGGCCTTCATAGCTGGTGGCATCATGCTTAGTTGTTCCATGCATGAGCGTTGCCATAAAGTTTGATTCTGTAGCTGTTCAACACTAAGCTGAAGTCTCTGACCGTTTACATCCATGAAATACATACGAGGCTCGGACATCATAATAGTCAAGCCACCTACATCCGGTGCATCAGGTGCGCTACTACCTATACCAAACGGTCTAGACTTACATATCTTCTTGTCACAGTGATCCTTCAAAGGACATATATCACACTGTAGGAAGTAATCCTTCTTCATCAAAGACTTCTGTAGATCTACAATCTCTCCGGCCTCTAAGGCGGGACTGCATAGCATACGATTGTAATCTTCATGGTGTTTCTTCCAGTCATCAGGCCACTTAAACCTGCAATACACACCTACATTAAACATAAAGATGTTGCGAAACTCGGTCACTGCACCTTGGCTAGAGATAACTTCCAAGCAGTAAGGACCATCAGTAAAGTGTGATCTCTCTCCACCAAACGACAGAGCATCCAAGTCCGAAGCTGATACCCTAGCTTTGTTTACGGCCTTGTGAAACTGGTCCATTGTCATGGAGTTTCCCTTAACATCCAATCCATAACGTGTTGTGATGTCACCACCAAAGTAAGGCATGTTAATAAAGTTACCAACGTCTCCTCGGTCAGCCAAGATCTTGTCTTGTTTGGGAAAGATCTCGCATCCGCTGTAGCCCAGGGCGACAGACATCTCGGTTAAATACTCTCGAACCAAGGCTGCAGGTTCCCAATCCTTTGTGAACAAATAAAGGTGAGCGCCCCCAGACTTAGACCTGCACATGATCAACGGTAATTTCATCTCATGAACCTTGTGGTTCAGAGCTTTTAAATCTAAATCGTAAGTATCAATATCAAGAGCGCCAAACTTGCACATGTTGTCTTGAGTAATCGGGATTGAACCCACGCCCATCCTGCCGTCTATGTGTGCCTGTATCTTTTCTTCTGTAAGAACGCCTCGAACAACTCGGCTATCAGACTCGGCCTTACCGTTCCGACCAACACGACCAACAACAGTTGTACCATGCGCCGCACTTGATCCCTCAAACGCCTCAATTAATTTTTTTGCATCAGACATTAATCACTCCTCGAGAAAATAAAAAGGGGTAGTTCTTTTCTACAAGAACTACCCCATCGTTACTTAAAACGGTATATCATCAGAGTCGTGTACCGAAGATGGTGTTTGTGATTGAGCCGGCGTCTCTTCCGGTGCGGCTTTCATTTCGCCCGCGGCAATTGAGTCACGAAAACTCTTTGCCTCTAGTAACAGTTCTCGTTTATCTACTAGACCTACCTTCTCAACTTGGTAGTTAGCCCAGTCACCTTGGTCATTGCTGTCCTCGGTAGATGTAAGTTTCCACATGGTAGCAAAGACTGCCGGCGTAACCATAGAGCCTGTCTTTGGATGCTTAACTTTCTGCATAGCAATCTGTGTCTTCCACCGACGGCTGTGCTTTAGTTGACTTGACTTCATATCGATCACGGTTGGTTGCCATGAACCATCTTCACCTACTACTAAACAGAAGTGTTGATCAGACTTAACCAGTTCGTTACCATGCGGCAGGATTTCTTTAGATCCTACACGGTTTGTCTTCTGTAAGATTGGATCTGTTGGACTGATCTCACCTTGGAAACCACCACCGTTCTCGCGAGGTACGAACTCTAAGTACACAGTCTTCTGGAAGCAAGGGATGACAGTGATACCTTCGTCACCAGACCACCACTGCTTAGTCACCGTATTGAATAGGTCACCCATAGATGCACCTTCAATGTACTCAGGCTTTTTCTTGCTGAGTTGTGGTGACAAAGCTTGAAGTAGACGAACAAAAGGTATTTCCATTTCGCTACTGTCGAATGCCGCGCCTTCGCCTGCTGTTTCAAAGATGTCATCTAATACGTCTGTAGATAACTCTGCACTTTTCTTAGTTGCTACTGCATTTGTCATTATGTTTTCCTCTTAATTTCTGCTGCGTTGGCTATGAATGCCCCGAACATGTCGAGATCTATTTGTTTACCTGCTGTCACGCGCTCTTTGATGAACGCCTTGAGTGTGCTAGGATGAACGTGGGTCTTGGTTGTAGGATCAAAACCTTTTTCTCGGAGGATACCAACGACATCCCCTGCTAGATTGTCCTGCCCCTTACCAAAGGAACAAGTGATGTCATTCTTTATAATGTCATCTAGATTGTTTGCCCGTAACCAATTAAAAGCTTCTTCTTTATTAGCTACTGGGATCGATGCATGCACCATCATCTTACGTTGGACAGTAAGTCCGTCTACATCTAGACGTTCAACTCCCATCTCGTCCATCAGTGCGGGGATGCGTTCGACAGATAGCTTCTGCTTCTCTGCCTTTAAAGACTTTAGATGCTCGTTCGCATCCTCAATCTGATTCTCCACGTTGCGGAGTTTTCTTACAAGGTCGGACAAATCCTTCCCCGTTCCTACGTTGACATCAGCCAGGGCTTGGCCTTCGTCAAAGATGTCGTCAAATATATCTGTCATAAGTTAATCCTCTTCAGGGTTGTGGTTGACACACAAGTAATGTTGTGTAAAAACGTTTATATGGGAGGAAACAGATGACTGTCAACTATAAATTTAAAACTGTACCATATGATCACCAAAGGACTTCTTTGGACGCCGCCGGAGATAAGCCATCCTTTGGCTTCTTTATGGAGATGGGCACTGGTAAATCTAAGGTGTTGATAGACAACCTTGGACAGTTGTTCCTTGATGGTAAGGTAAACTTTGCCTTAATCATTGCACCAAAAGGTGTGTATCGTAACTGGGTAGCTAAAGAAATACCACAGCACATGTCGGATAGTGTTCCGCATCGTATAATTAGGTGGGTGTCTTCTCCAAATAAAAAACAGCAGGAAGAAATCCAATCTGTTAAGCTTCCCTTTGCTGGTCTTACCATATTTGTTATGAATGTTGAAGCATTTTCCACAACCAAAGGACAAACAGCAGGCAAGTGGATGGCAAAAACTTTAGGTAGGCATGGTATGATTGCGATTGATGAGTCAACCACTATAAAAAACAGCAAGGCCAAGCGCACTAAGGCACTGATAAAGATTGCTGAGGGGTTTAGGTATAAAAGATTGTTGACTGGATCACCCATAACTAAATCACCTATGGATATCTATGCGCAGTCAGAGTTTCTTGGCCCTGGCTTGCTAGGTTATGATTCGTTTTATGCGTTCCAAGGTAGGTATGCTGTTTTACAACGTAGAACCATGGGATCCCACGCCTTTCAACAGGTGTTAGGTTACAAGAACCTTGAAGAATTAACACAAAGAATAGATCGTTTTAGCTATCGGGTACTCAAGAAAGATTGTTTGGATTTACCAGAGAAATCATACACCGCTCGATACGTTACACTCACTGCTGAACAGGCTAAAATGTACGGCGACATACAACGTCAAGCTCTTTTGTTGCTCGATGATGGAGAGTTAGTTACTGCACCCGCAGTGATCACACAACTTTTACGGTTGCAACAGATCATGTCCGGACATTTAAAAACAGATGATGGTACAATGATAACATTTCCAACTCGTAGGATGGATGCTTTGTTAGAACTTATGGATGAACATGATGGTAAGGCTATCATATGGTCAAGGTTCCGACATGACATAAAAGAAATCACTGCTACATTGAACAAGAACCTTGGACCTGGGTGCGCTGCGGCGTACTTCGGGGACACTGGTGATGATGAACGTCAGGATATTGTAACTAATTTTCAAAATCCTAATCACCCATTGAAATTTTTTGTGGGTAACCCAGCTACTGCGGGATATGGCTTGACTTTGACCGAAGCTAATCTCGTGGTATACTATGCTAATGATTTTAACTTGGAGACTCGTATCCAAAGTGAAGACAGAGCGCACCGAATTGGTCAGAAAAACCCAGTCACTTATGTAGATCTTATTAGCGAGGGTACACTTGATGAACGAATTGTTAAGTCCCTTCGATCTAAGATTGATATCAGTGCAAAAGTCCTTGGAGAGGAAGCAAGAGAATGGTTGACACTAAAGCCGACAAAATAGAACACGATGCCGCAATAGAAACTATGGTTGAATATAAACGTGGGTTAAGAAACTTAGACACAGGATCTAAACTCTTGTCTTTGCAAACTGGATTGGATGAGGACATCGCGGCTATGATGTTGAAGTCTATGAAACGTAACAACGTCACACAAATCCGAGGGTATAGTAAAGAACCAGAGAGGATGCGTAAAGCAAAAGTTGGATTGGCTAATGAGCCTAAGAAATAATGAGCTATATAAAAAAAGCCCCCATAAAGGGGGCTAGTTGGTTCAGCTACAGGCGTGTAGCGGAGGAGCAATTACATTGTATCAGATGTTTCTGTTTCTTCAAAGGCTTTTCTAATTAACACCGATAGCTGCCGAGCCATCGATCGTTGATCTTTTTCAGCTAATGTGAAAAGTCGAGCATGATCTTCTAATAATAGAGCAACGTTTCTAAACTTCATAGGTTCTTTTTTATGTGAGGCTTGTGCCATGAGTGTCTCCTTGTAGGTAACCTGTTGATTACTTCTACAGGATATGTAACCAAAGCGCAAGTCAGTCTTCAAAGTCCTCGATGCCTGATGCCCACATCACAACAGATTTTGTTTTATCAGGGTCACTGGAAAAATCTACTTTGCAAATTAAAGAACGTTCATGTAATCTAACGCATGCTTGGTGGCATTCGGTTTCTGTAACAGAGTCCATCATTGCGTGAGCATTAAATGTTTCAGCAATCTCCTTGTCTGTCCAAAGTCTAGCAGTATCCTCCCATAGTATACGCTTGATCAGGTTGTCTAATTGATCCAGTTCTTTTACGACATTGCTGTCTGGGATATGACGAGGAACATCCACGCGCATTGCTCTCCAGGGAATGCTCTGGCGTTTGTCGTCATAGTTTGGCAGAACATGAGCAGTCACTAGCACTCCCTCTTCTAAGTTCATGCGCTCCATGATGCGTCGGTTAATAAATATCTGCTCACCCTGTGAGTTTACTGCGAATGCGCTACCAGAAAATGTATTTGTTTCTACAATAGCCTGCATCTTAGTTGTTTCTAAATCTTTCATTTGTTTTCCTCTGTTAATTTCCATTCACCGTTTTCTTTGTTTACTTTTTTTTGAAGTCTTAACTCTATGAGCCACCTTTCTATTGTGTCTGTTTTTACTAACAACTTTCTTTGAAGCATCTTTAATGTCCAAAGTGGACGGGTCTTCATTAGTTGAAGCATGTAAAACTTCTTCATGTCCACAGTTACATTCTGTCGTAATGAATAGTGGCTCGGTCGGCAGACCTTTCTCATCTCTGCGTTTTCCGATATCGCGATCACAGCCAAGGCAGTGCCGTATTCTTCCTCGTTTAATTTCTTCACGTAATTTTTCATTTTCTTCCCATAATTCTTCATCTAACCAATCAAGGTACTCGGCCACCGCATCAATGATGTCGGCTCCGGTTTTTTTAGGGGGGATGCCACGCCTAATGCCTAATGCAATGAGGCGCAACTGATAGGATCTATCAGATATTATATCCATCGAGCCTTAACTTTTCCACAAATTCTTTTAGCTCTAGCCTGGCTGTATTATATAAAAATTTTCCTGAGCTATTTAATTTAGGGACTAAAGTTTTACGTTCCTCAAAAATTTCTGAATACTTATCTACTTCATTTCGTAAGAACTTTAACTCTTCTTCTTGCGCGGGGCTAATAAACTTATTGCTCATCATCCCAATCCTCGTCATCTTCCCATCCTTCAATAAGACCTGCGCCATCGCAGTTATTACAGGTGGTGGTGTTGGAATCAAAAAATCCATACGGGTTACCGCTTGATTGAGGTACTGCAATTTCATATTCAACAGTGCCATCGCCCAAACATTCGGGACACGTAATTATAATCATAATAAAACTCCTTGTTATTGTTAGTTTAATGTAATTTTTACAGGCATGTGCGCTCCCATTCGCGGTTTGTGTTTCGTGTATGCTACACCAGTCAATCCATTCCATGAGTACGTTACATTGTATCCACGCACTACGTTTTCAACACGCCTAACATATTTTGTTCTGCAGCGTTGAGACTTTTGATAGCCGGAGACAGTGCGACTGTTGTTTTGTGCTACTTCTGCGCCCATGATTGCACCAAGAACGGTCATCGCATCCTTGCCACTTCCACCACCCAGGTGATTGGCAATAGCACCACCAAAGATCGCACCAAATAAAGTGTTGATGGGATTGGATTGTCCTGTGTTTTGATACACTGGCACAGATACATCATGACAACTGTTGACAGGGTCTGAATAAGTAACGCGATTATACACGGGGTTAATATTAATTACCTCTGCATTGACGTTGTATGTTTCAGCGTGGACCGCGGACGATGCACACAAAAAACCTACTAATAAAATCTTATGCATATTTATTTCCTCCTTATCTCTAATTAATAGGCACAGTGTAAAATAAAAAATAAAAAATATCTACAAGTTCATCTTGCATGCTACATTGCCTGTGTTAAAAACTTTTAGTGGGTCAGTTTATTTATCTTGCTTGGTTCTTCTCCACTGACCCACACGATTTACTCATCTTCAGATATACCAAAATCTGAGGGCTGTTTGTAAACGTCTACAGCCTGACAACAATTTATATCTGCACCCATAAATTCTGCGAACTCTAGTCGAGCGCGTTGGCTTGCTTCCTTTGGACCATTTGCATCAACAGTTATTGGTCGAGAGATTACACCCTCGACCACTATTATATATCTATTCATTCTGTACCCTTATCTTTATTTAGCCACAGATAACCTGTGCCTTTGCATTCTTCGCAGTCAGTACCACGATCACCTCTGAACGTAGGCAAGTGATCCCCGTAATCAAACTGACAATATCCATGACAATTGGTGCAGGTAATTCTTACTTTTTTATTAGTCAGTTTCATACCAATAACCCGTCCCATTTGGATGACACGGTAGCATACCCTGATTTTAAAAGACCTCTCAGATAGCCACGTTGAAAATTACTATCTGGTGGATCAAAGTCAAACGAAGCAATTGCCTGATCAACATCGAAGTTAGGCTCATCAACTTCATTTGTAGCTACCTCACGTCCCATGTGATATTCTTGTAAATCATCCATTTCGTATTCCTTTTTGAACAGTTGAACACTCAAGGCAATGCTTGAGAGATAAGGTGTACCCGTGCGAAACAAAGCAAAGCACTCCATCGTGGTTCTCGGCTGTGTCTGCTTTTGATGATCCAATGCGTTCTGATTTGCGACTGTATAAGTCACCCTTTGCAATGGTACCCTTGCAACAGCTACACTCATATTTTCTACGCGATTTAATTAGTTTAATTATCATCGTCATCATCCTCAAAATCATCTTGATCGTTGCACCAACAACATGGCTCATCGTTTGGGTATTCTCGACACCAACAACATATCTTATTTATGATTTGTCTCATAACAAATGACCTCCAGTTTTAAACTGAATGTACTGTGTCACAGTGTTTTCAACTTCGTTGTTGAACTCTGCAAACATGCGGTCTCCAACCGAGGTGACTTGCTGGACAAAAACAGGCCAGTCTTGTTCCGCTTCCCAGTAGAATGTCGCAAGTGCTAACAGTCTATCTTCTCTTTTCCACACTCCCTTATATTCAAATTCAAACACTTCGATGATTTCAACTTGACCTTGAGCATCTGCTATCATTCGTCTAGCGTTGCCTGTTTTATA